GAAGTACTTTCAGTCAGAGAAGAAACCAATCAGGAGGAAATATCCATGGAAAACACAACACCTGATTACACTTCAGCAATTGAAGAAGTTCGTAATCACGCAGAGGAGTTGGAGCGTCGTCTAGATGTTATTGCATCAGAAAAGACACCTCTAATCTCAGTACCACAGTTCCGTTCATACGGAGAATATGTAAAGGCAGTAGCAGCAGGAGACCTTGATGCTCACCGTACATTTACAGGAGCAGACTCAGCAGACTCAATCATGAAAAATGCTTGGGTTTCAGATACAGTTCGTATCGTAAACAATGGTCGTCCAACATTCAACCTATTCTCAAGAGGCCCATTGCCTGCTGACGGAATGAATGTGGAATACCCACTTATCAATACCAACACGCTTGATGTTGACCAACAGGTTGCAGAAGGCGATGTACTTGCATACGGTAAGTTGACTCTTACTTCAGCAACTGCACCAATCAAGACATACGGTGGTTACACAGATATGTCTCGTCAGGTTGTAGAGCGTTCATCAATCAACTATGTTGACACAGCATTCCGTGCAATTGTTGCTAAGTACGCAGCAGCAACAAACGCAGCAGCAATCGCAAAGGTTACTGCAACAGATGCTACTTTTAACCAGGTAACACTTGCATCATTTGCTACAGACGATGTTCTAGAAGCACTTGCAGATGCAGCAGTTAAGGTTAACCAGAACACTGGTCTACCACTACAGGCAATTCTTGTTGGTTCAACAACATTCAAGAACCTTGCTAAGTCAACTGATGCAGCAGGTCGCCCACTACTTTCAAATGTTGGTGCAACAGTTAACACATTTGGTTCAATTAATCCACTTGGTTTGACAGGAAACATTCTTGGTCTACCAGTTGTAATGGACCCAGCACTTTCTCCAACAGCAATGTACGCATGGAACGCAGCAGCGTTGACTTCATACGAGTCAGCAGGTGCACCATTCCGCTTGAACGATGAAGAAATCACAACACTAACAAACTCATTCTCAGTATACGGATACTTGGCACTTACATGCCAGGAGCCACTTGCTGCAGTTAAGTTTAACTAATATTTAAAGGAGTAAGATTATGGACTGGACTGACCTCAAGGCTTATGTAGGTGCTTCTAGCACTGATGATGCTTATGTAGAAGAATGCTGGGACACATCTAAGGATTTGGTTGCAAGTTATATTGCATCTACCAAAGTTCCTGTTGGTGTGTTAAAGCGTTGCTACCTTGAGGTTGGTTCAGAACTATTTAATCGTCGTAACGCACCAATGGGTGTGGCTCAATATGCAACATATGATGGTGCGCCATTAAATACTGCAAGAGACCCACTCGTTGGTGTGTATCCTTTACTTAACAGATATATGGTGAGATTCGGATGAATTTAGCGGGAGTAAGAGAAGAACTTGAAAGTGCCATCATTCTTGGTGGTATCTCAAAGGTTTATAAGTTTGTACCAGCAAGACCTAATCCACTTTGTGCGATTATGGAACCTGACACTGAGTTCATTACTGTATATGCAAACCAATATGAAGCAGACTATGCATCTAATTGGAAAGTACTTGTATTAGTACCATATGCAACTAATGAAACAGAGACAGAAAATCTTGATGACACGCTTGATACTCTTATCCCTGCAATTTGGGAATACACCACAGCAAGAACACTAACCGTAGATAAACCATTTATCCAAGAGGTAAATGGGTCTAGGTTTTTAGCAACAAACATAAATATTTCAATAGACATAACAGGAGGAAATTGATATGGCAAGAATTAAAGGCAAATCAATCGTCTTTGAAGTTGACGGAACAGAGTACGCAGGTCAGACAAGTAATGTTACTTTCTCATCTGCAGTTGGTACTCTAGGTTTTGGTGACTACACAGATTCATTAGATTTCACATGCGCCGTTTCTGGATTCCAGGATACAGCAGCAGCATCACTACACTCAGAACTATGGGCAAATCCAGGAGCAACTGTAACACTTACTTTTGCACCACATGGAAACGCAACACCATCTATATCACAGCCACACTTTACAGCAACGGGCTATGCAGAGACTGTACCTGATCTTGGTGGAGCAGCAGGCGAATTTTTCGTCTACGACATAAACTTTATTCTAACTGGTAAGCCAGTACGAGTAATAGCATAATTAAATAAGTCGCCATGGCAGAGGAAATAACTATCAGTGGAGTTAAGGAAGTCACAGACACCCTTAAGAAACTTGGTAGAGATATAGAGTCAAACATAGAACTTAATAAAGAACTAAGTACGACTCTATCTCAGAAAGCCTCTGCTATGGCACCCAAATTAACTGGTGCACTTGCTTCTTCTGTTGTTGGTAATCCATCAGCAGAGAAAGCGCAAATATTGGCAGGTAGTGCAGCAGTGCCATATGCAGGAGTACAAGAATATGGATGGCCTGAAAGAAACATAAAGGCTCAACCTTATTTAAATCCAGCAGTAAGAGATAACATGGGATACATTATTGAGAAGTATAACGATAGTATCCAATCAGCAATAAAGCAATACAACTTAAACTAACAGGAGGCAGTAATGGACAACTTTGATTTAATGAATACTCTCAAGTGGAAAGAACTTGCAGAAGTAGAAGAATACCTTGATTTACCTATGGACGAATGGACTGAAAGCAAGTCTAAGTCAAAACTAGCATTCGCTATGCAATATATGATGGCAAAGCGAAACAACCCAGGCCTTACAATAGGAGAAGCAGAAGAAATGTCAATCCAACAGTTGACTGACCTTGCTGGAGTTGAATTCACTGTCCCAAAAGAAGTGAATCCAGCCTAAGCAAAATGGGTGTGTTCTGTGCAGAAACAGGATACACACCAGATCAGTTTTGGGACATGACGCTGGAAGAATACGGTGCAATTGTAACAGCACTTAACAGGAGGAACAGGAATGGCTAATCAGATAACGATTGATATTGTTGCCCAGACCACCAAACTTACCTCTGGAATTAATGATGCAAATGGCCAGATTGATGGCATGTCAAATAAACTTAAAGGTGCTGCTGCTGCTGCTGGAGCAGCCGCATCTGCTTTTGTACTCAAGCAAGGCATAACATTTCTTAAGCAAGGCATTGATGAGGCTAAAGAAGCCCAAGAAACAATGCGAGCAGCCACAACAACATTTGGTGAAGGCTCTGCTGCATTACAAAAGATTACTGCTGATGCTGATGCTTTTGGTAAAGCAATTGCAGTTGATAACGATGTAATTATCCAATTAGCAACACAATTGGGCTCTCGTTTACCTGCTGATGCTAAGGCTCTGTCTGCAGAGATTGTTAATCTTGGTTTTGACATTGAAGCCTACACTGGTGGTGCTGTAACTGCAGATGCTGTAACTGGCAAACTTGCAAAGGCATTTGTTGATGGAGAATTGTCATCAAAAGAATTAGCAAAGGTATTTCCTGATCTATCAGAGGCAACCTATGCACAAGCAGAAGCAGCATCAAAGGCTGGCGACAATCAAAAAGCACTTGATATTATTATTGCAGCAGCACAGAAGAAATATGGTGATGCAGCAGAAAACAATGTTACATCCACACAGAAATTTGAAGTAGCCCTTGCAAACTTTAAAGAAACTCTTGGTACAAAGGTTTTGCCAATATTGGAAAAGGGAATTGATTTATTAACAAAACTCATTGGCGTATTTGATGGTTTGCCAGGTCCAGTACAAAATGTGGTACTTGGCTTAGCAGCACTTATTGCAATTGGTGGACCTATCTTAACATTCTTGGCATCAATGAAGACTGCTTTGATTACCCTTGGTGTTGTAACAAAGGCACAAACAGGAAGTCAAATAGCATTAAACACAGCAATGCTTGCTAACCCTATTGGTCTTGTAATCATAGCGATAGCAGCCATTATTGCTATTGGCGTATTGCTTTGGAAGAACTGGGATACAGTTACTGAATATGCAGGCAAACTTTGGGATGCAGTAAAGAAAGTCTTTGGCTGGATAAAAGAAAACTGGCCACTACTCCTTGCAATTTTGACGGGACCAATTGGACTTGCAATATTAGCAATCACTAAGAACTTTGATAAGATTAAAGAGAAAGCATCAGACATTGTTGATGGCATTAAAGATATATTTAATGACTTACCAGACAAAATGCTTGCTATTGGTAAGAGCATTGCTATGGGTCTTTGGAATGGTATTTCATCAATGGGAACTTGGCTTAAGAATAAAATCTTTGATTTCTTTGGTAATTTGATTCCAGGATGGGCAAAGAAGATGCTTGGCATTAGTTCTCCATCAAAGGTGTTTGCTAAGTTTGGTGAAAACATTGTTCAAGGACTTGCACAAGGTATTGGTGCTGCAGAAAACATTGCAAAGAACGCAACCTTTAATCTTGGTGCATCAACCATTAGTGGATTTAATACTCCATTGCTTTCAAGTAGATTATCATCAGGAACAAATATTACAATCAACGCAGGACTTGGAACTAATGGTCCAGCCCTTGGTCGCCAGGTATCAAGTGCAATTAGACAATATGGCAAAGTAAGTACACAGGCGAGATTCTAATGCTAGTTGCAGATGTATTTAAAGTTTATTTATATGCAGACCCATTAGTTGCACTTACTGATTACGACCTTTCTTTAGC